CTGAGTGATATTCAGGCAGCCTTGAAGAGTTTTGAAGCGCTTGGCCTTGGCGCAGATGAATTGGGTGAATTGGTTGAGGCCAAGCGAAAGGCGGAAACCGAGCAGCTTGAGAAGAAGGGTCAATGGGATAAGTTGCGAGAGCAAATGGTATCTGAGCATAACAAAGTGCTTGAAGCCAAAGACAATCGCATTGCGGAGCTTGAGAAGGCTCTTGGTGACAAGAATGGAATTGTTGAGGAGCTGACCGTTGGTCACGCTTTTGATAATTCCAAGTTTATCTCTGAAGACCTTATCGTTCCGCCCAATAAAGCTCGTCAACTTTATGGCAGTCACTTCGATATTGAAGATGGGAAGGTAGTCGGCTACGACAAGCCTCGTGGTGTAGAGGGTCGAGTTCAACTGGTTGGTGGTGATGGCAACCCGCTTTCGTTTGACAAGGCTTTCGAAAAGATTATCGAGTCTGACCCTGATCGCGACAACATGATTCGCTCCAGGGCAAAGCCTGGTGCTGGTTCCAAGTCGCAGGGCAAAGGCGCTCCCGTCAAAAGTGATAAGCCGCAAGCTCGTGGATTGAGTCGTATCGAGGCTGCGGTCAACAAAGGTGATATTAAGCCATTGTCAAAGTAAATTAATTGGCGTATAATAAGTCATCACTGAGTGATACTTTGCCATCAGGTTTACTAAACAAGTTTTGATAATTTAGGAGATAGAGAATGCCTCTGCTGAAAACTGAAGCTGAAAAACTCTCGAATAACGACCTGGTGGCAGGCGTTATCGAAGAGATCATTGACCGCGAAGACCTGTTCGCTGTCCTGCCTTTCACCAAAACCACTGGTAAGGCTTACGTTTACAATCGTGAAGCTACCGTGTCTGAAGCTTCCTTCATTGACCCGAACGAGACCGTTCCTGAAGAAGCCAGCACCTTCGCTGAAGTGACCACCAACCTGCGTATCCTCGCTGGTGACGTGGATGTTGACAAGTTCCCGGCTGGTACCATGAACGACACCAACAACCAATTTGCGATTCAGATCGCTCAAAAGGCCAAGGGTATCGCTCGCAAGTTCCGCCGTACTCTGGCCATCGGCGACAATGGCGTCAATGCAAAAGAGTTCGACGGCGTTGCCGCACTGGTTGAAGCTGGTCAAACCATCAATGCAGCCACCAACGGTGCCGCTTTGACTCTGGACATGCTGGATGAGCTGCTGGACAAAGTGCCGAACGGCGCTGACGCTCTGATGATGCGTCGCGGCACCGCTCGTGCTCTGCGCGCTCTGCTCCGTGCCTCTGGCGGCCTGGAGCCTGCGCACGTCATGATGGAGAACTTCGGTCGTCCGATGCTGACCCACAATGGCACTCCGATCATCATGAATGACTTCCTGCCGGATGATGAAACTCAAGGTTCCGGTGGTGCTGTTCACGCCTCTATCTACGCAATGCGTCTGAACGAGGTTGATGGCCTGCACGGCATCTACGGCGGCGATTCTGCTGGTTTTGTCGTTGAGGATGTTGGCACCGTTCAGAACAAGGACGCATGGCGTACTCGTCTGAAGTGGTATGTTGGCACCGCGCTGAAATCCACTCAGTCTTTGGCTCGTCTGCAGGGTGTCACCAATACCTAAACGAATCAGTCACGACTGACTAAGCTATGGGGCGAGCCGGGCAACCGTCTCGCCCTTTTTGTTAAGAGGAAAGAAAATGAAAATTCGCATGACCGGAAAGGGTTACGAGAAATTCACTGGCATGTTTGGCATGGTGGAGTTCAAAGATGGCGTGTCTGTTCATGATTTGACTCAGCGAGAGCTGGATGCGATGGCTGCTGTTGTTCGTGTTGAGGCGGTGAATGAGGCAGACAATGATAGGTTGATTGGAAATCGCTATATGGCGAACAAAGACAACCCGGCTCCGAAGAACGTTGATCGGACTCACGTAGAACAGCCAAAAAGTGAAGAGCCTGCAAAGCAGGAATCTGTCGCATCGCTTGGCAAGTACAGTAAAGAGTCTCTTGAGGCTATTGCTGATGAAAAGGGAATTGCAGGGCTGCGTGAAGTTGCTACTCCATTGGGCATCAGGGGAAATTCCATCAGGGGCCTGATTCAAGAAATCCTGAACAAGCAGGGCTAATCGATGAAAATGGACATCTATAAATCTGGAGTTGAGGTAAACATCCATCAGGATATGATGGATTATGATGGTCAAACCATTTACCCCGATTCAGCCTCTTATCGCGTAGAGGATGAAGATGGCGTGGAGATTGTGGCTGATACCGCAATTACCTATGACCCAGATGACACTGATGTCCAGCTGGTCAACGACGCCGCACATAATACCCTGGCGGTCGATGATTGGACAAAAATGCGAGTGGTGATCATTACCTTCGTTTTGGACGGTCATGATTTCACCTTTACTCATCGCTACATTGTTCGTCAGGGCGAGAGATTGTCAGAGTGGGACAACTCTTTCCAGACCTATAACTCTGCAGTTATGAAGGCGTTTGACGTAACGAGTACGGAAGGTTGGGATTATTCGTCAGAGGAAAATCGTCAAACCGCTCTGATTGAGGCTTTTGAGAACATTGGCATGCTTCGCTTTAGCGGAAGCGCAATCTGGTCTTCGGAGGATTCCATAACTACGGTGGGCGGTCTTTACGGGGCGAACAGCGACATTCAACTTGGAAGCTTGACGACTGACGAGATCAACGAGCTCCCGAGTCACTTCATAGAGACGCTTAAGAAAGCTCAGGTTGTGGAAGCGGACTTTTTGTTGGGCGGGATCACTGTTGAGGACAAACGTCGCTCAGGATTGATGTCAGAGACTATTGGTGAGTCATCTGCAATGTTCCGCCCCGGAAAGCCTTTGATCTTTCCTGTATCGAACCGGACTTTGCGAGTTTTGACGGGTTATCTTTCAAATACGAGGGTGATTTCTCGTGGTTAAGGCCGACGTGCAGATAACCTCAAATGTTAATACCTTAACGTATCAGTATGAAGCGTTTGGCACGTCGATTCATGGCTTATTGCATCTTTCCGCTTCGCAGCTGCCGATGAAAGACAGCCGAGAGGTGGCGAAAAGAGGCTCACTGTATCTGCAAAACTATCTGCCGACTTTTGAAAAGTCTATCCGTGACGCTTCGGCAGAAGCTGTTGAGATGGCATTGAACCAGGCTGAGATTGACTACACCGTCATGTCTCCGGAGGTTTTTCGTAGCGTTGTGCATGTTGACATCAACGAGCAGGTAGAGAGCGTTATCGACCTGGCGGTTCAAGACGTAAGCGCACAGTTAAGCCGTGACCTTTATCAAGCGATAGAGGATTACAACTATGTAGCGGGTGTCGCCAAGATTCGATTTACTCGCGGAATGCCAATGAATGACATTCGCAAGGCTGCCGCCGTGGAGATTTCTCAGGCGGATTTTCAGCATCTTGATCAGCTGGGTCGCCGCCGTAAGGCGATTGGCTGGATGAAGACCAGGATGAACATGCTCCTGAGAAAGCTTTACAACGAGGTGTATCTGTACGCTGCATCTGTAATGGATCGCGACATTGCCGAGCTGGTATACCCAGACCCCGATCATCGCTACAACGGGCTGAAGTTCTCTATTAGCGGTCTTGAAGAGAAATACCCCTCTTATCATGTTTTGCGGCAAGAAATTTTGCATCCTAACAGTAAAGCACTGGTAAGTAAGTCACCAATGAATTATAATATGGCGAAGTGACAGATATGGCTTTCAAGGGCAACGTAAACTGCACAATTACTAAGCTGAAGGCTGGCGAGGCGAATGTCTACGGCGAACAAGATACCGTTGAGATTTCAACGCCAGCCAAATGCGGCGTGGTGCGTTTGGAAGTAGGGCAAGAGCAAAGTTCGGTTCGCGTTGACAGTTCGGCTTCTCGCGCTCACGCAGATGAAATGACGGCGCCAAATGCTCGTCTCCTGTTTGAGAAGACCGCTGATGTTGCGGTCGGCGATAAAGTGACGGTCTTTGGGCATGATCTTGAAGTGTTGTCTGTTTTTGCTCGACATCAGGTTCATGGTGATCTCGATCACTATCAGGTGGACTTGAAGATATGGGCATAAAAGTTCGCGGTGATTACGGCGTAAAGAAGAAGCTGGAAAACATCTCAAAGCGCTCCTCAAAAGGCGCTTTGAGAGAGATGCGAAAGGGCGGTAAACAAATTGAAGAATTGGCGAAAAAGATGGCGCCAATTGACGAAGGAAATCTTGAAGAGGCAATAACCTACGAAGAAGATCGTAGCGGAATAAATAACAGAATTGCCATTAAGATTTTTGTGGATGAAGACAAGGTTGTTACGGCAAAGAAGAATGTCGGGGATTATGCTCTGATAGTACATGACAACCTTGACGGTAAGAATTACGGCAAAGGCGAAAAGTCGAAAGAGAAGGCCAAGAGAGAAGGTGTTGAAGTTGGGCCTTTCTTTATGGATCGAGCCGTAGAAGAGTTGAAAGATGAAATTGCAGATGCCGTTGAAAGGGCTGTGAAAAGGGCAATTAAATGAAGCTAGAACCCCTAGCAGAGTGGTTAGAGCGTCAAGGCTTCGGAAAGCGAGGACGTGACATCTTTGTCCACCATATGCCTGAATCAGCCAAGAGAGGCATTTTAATGACAATTCCAGTATTCGGGCAGGAAACCTACCCGGATTTGCCTAGTTTGAGGCGTAGTCGTTTCCAAGTGATCGTGAGAGGCTACGACTATAAAAATGGGTTGGAAAAGGCGCATGAGATTCAAAATGCGCTGACTTGGGATGAAAGGCAAGAGACGCTGAACGATGAGATTACCATTGCTCATATGTTTCCACGCCATGACCCAATTCCGTTCCCCAGCAGTAAAGGGGACATATTAGAAATCGCCGTTACTTTCGATGCCGCATATTTTGTGTGTGCTTAACAACTTAGCTAAGTAGGAGAAACCTAATGGGTTGTAATACTCAAAACGTAAAACTTGGCGCTTGCTTCGTCAAGTATGATGGCGTCGATCTTGGTCTGACCAAGGGCGGCGTTGAAGTGGAAGTGTCTACTGAAACTTATCCCGTTACTGTTGACCAGTACGGTGAAACCACCGTAAACGAGATCATCCAGAAACGTGAAGTTAAGGTCAGCGTTCCGCTCGCCGAAACCACTCTGGAAAATTTGATTCGCATCATGCCTGGCGCGACTCTGACCGACACTGGAACCAAAAATGTCTGGACTATTGACGAGGCAACGCCTCAAAATACGACCGACTATACGGTTACCATTGACGGAACCGCTTACACCATGACCTCTGGCGGCGCTGCCGATGAGGATGAGATTCTTGCCGCTCTGGCGGATGAAATCAATCTATCCGGTCAGGCTCCCGTTGAGGCGGTTCACACTCTGGGCGCGTCTCTGGTTCTGACTGCAAAAGTCTCTGGCGTTGCGATTGATGTATCCGTTTCTGGCGGTACTCTTGCCGCTGTAGAAACCACTCCGGAAGTCGTTGGTGTAAAGCGTGTTGATGTATCTGACGCGGTAAATACCGATTTGCTTGCTATCGCAAAAGAGTTGATTCTGCACCCCAAAGCTCTGCCGTTTACCGATAAGTCTGAAGACTTCATCGTACCGCTGGCAGCAACTGCAGGCGCACTGTCGTTCTCTTACAAGCACAATGAAGAGCGCACCTTCCCTGTAGGGTTCATGGGCTACATTGACTGCTCTCAGAACCCTGCAATTCTGTTCAAGTTCGGCGATTCTGACGCTTAAGAAAGTCAGTCACCGATGAGTAATACGCCCCTCATTAATGAGGGGCATCACTTCGAGAGGAAACAAAATGACCAAAATGCTGAACCTTGACGATCTGGCACAAGAACAGCGTCAACTGAGATGGAAAGGTCAGGTCTACCAGATGAAAGAAATGTCGGTAGATGACTTCATCAAAATCACCAAAATGTCCGAAAGCATTTCCAAGGATGCCACCGTAGCCGAGCAGATGGATATGGCAATCCAGCTTATCTCATACAGCTTCCCTGAAATTGGCGTAGAGCAATTGAAGACTCTGGAAATGCCGCAGCTCAATGCGCTTGTCGATTTCACTATGGCAGCCAATGAAGATGCCGAAGAGGGCGCTGAAGAGGGAAAGTAAAAGCCGTCGACTTCGGCTTTCTCTTCGCTCGTTTCGTCCGCTTCTACGGCATGTCTTTTCAAGAGGTGAAAGATATGCCAATCCGAGCATTCTGGGGCATGTCAAACATGATCGCCAGAGTGGCCGCTGAGGATGACATTCGCAGTCTTTCCATTGCGGTGTACGCACAGTCGGGCGAGGGCGCTCAAGAGTACAGAAAGAAGCTCGACGGCGCTGTTGGGACAGTGGTTCAGGAAGATAACACCTTCGACCTAGATGGTTGGAGCGCATTGAAATCTCTAGCCGGTTGAGAATCTTATGGCCAAAGACAGAATCGTAGTCGAGCTTGATCTAGATGATCGCGGCTTTGTCATTCGAGCGAATAACGCTGGAAAAGTTATTCAAAGGATGAGCCGCAGTTTTGATCGGTCTGCTCGTTCTGTAAACAGGATGGAGCGCTCCCTCACGGGAATGCTCCCGCATTTTACCCGCCTTATAACTATTGCGGGCTTGGCTCGTCATGCGATTTTCAACGTCCACATGGCAACAACCGGCTGGATGTACGGCATTATCCGCACCAATGCGGAAATTGAACGTATGTCGATTCTGCTTGAAGGTATGTCTGAGGCTGCAACGGCTGCGGGTAAGCAACAAGAGGCTGCTGAAAGTCTTGAGTATCTGTTCGACCTTGCCGAAAAAGCACCATTCTCAATAACAGAGACTACAAACGCCCTCGTTAAATTCAGGTCTGTAAACATGGACCTGAAAGAGTCCAAGCGAACCTTGGAAGGCTTGACCGACGCCGTTGCTGCATTCGGCGGTGATGATCAGCTATTCCATAGAGCCTCAATCGCAATTCAACAGATGGCCGGTAAAGGCGTCATCTCGATGGAAGAATTGAGACAGCAGTTGGGTGAAGCTGTGCCAGCAGCCATCCGATTGATGGCTCAGGGCGCGGGTATGAGCTACGGCAAGTTTGTAAAGGAAGTTGCAAAGGGCACCGTGGAGGCAAAGTCTTCAATTGCTCTCATGACTGACCAATTTGAGATTGCTTTTGGTGGTCGAGCTCAGCGAATGATGGATAGCTTCAGCGGTATGCTTTCTCGCTTGCGCACTCGTTGGATTCAATTTCAATTGGCGATTGGCGATGCGGGTGCATTCGAAGCTGCAAAGAAAGCTCTGTCTGAGGCTATAGAGCAGCTTGACCCTCAAAGGGTGGCGTATTTCGCAAAGGTCACAGGTGAAATGCTCGGCAAGTTCATCACCGGCTTGATGAAGTTGGCGGAATGGATCATGGAGAATGCGGAAGCTCTTGGCACAGCGATAAAAGCGTCCATCGCATTCTTCGCGGTTTGGAAGGCTGGCGGCATTATCGCCATGATTGCTCCCAGCCTCGCAAAAATGGCTTCGGCAATTTTTGCAGTTGGAGCAGCCTATGCAACTACCAGCATCAATCAGATGCGTTTTGTTTCTGGCGTTATTGCAAGTCGTGCTGCAATGACTGGCGCGGCGACTGCGGCAAAAGGCTTTGGTGCTGCACTTACAATGGCTGGTGGTCCTTTAGGGCTTCTTTTGACGGCGCTGACTGCAGCGGCAACTGCATGGATTATGTTTGGGGAGTCGGCTGAGGAAGCCACTCAAAAGCTTGCAGATGCGGCTGATATGACCAGCAAGTTCTCCGAGGATGCCATTGATGCCTCTGTTGCATTGCATATGCAACACGCAAATCAACTGCAAAGAGAGGTACGTAAGACTGAACGAGCTCTTCAGCGTCTCCAGGGTCGAGCTACAGATGCAACTATTGCAGCTTACGAAGAGCGGTTGGCAAAACAAAAAGAGGCTCTTAAAAAGGCCGATGAAGAGCTCGCTAAAGTTATCAAAGAAGGTGAAAACCGTCGCTTTGAAATTCGTGAGAGAGCGACTAAGCGCCAAGAGGCGTCATTTCTGCGAGATGTTGAGCGTAGGGTGGAAAAGTCCCGCTGGATGGAGCGTGAGTTGCAATTAGCAGCCTCTCGCGTTGAAGGTGATTCAGCTGAGGCAGTTAAGGCTCGTGAGAATCTTACTAATGCAGCTTTCAAAGCCTCTTACGAAGCGCGTATCGAGGCGATAGAGCACTACAAAGCTAAAGCGCAGAAAGTCATTGATAACACCAACAAGAAAGCAACAGCTTCCGAGTTGGCGGCGGCAAACGCT